CTAAGACTGGCATTAAGTGAAATGGTAGACGGGATGGACCCGGTATGCACGTGATGACCCACTATGCCATCGGATGACGTGGGTGCAGAAATTGTGAAGACATGAGCGCCCATACTGGTAATGCGGAACTTGTCGTAGTTCGTCGCACTATAACCAGGGAGAGCAGTGTAGCTCCCCCATGCGTTAACGCTACCTCCAGATGCGTGGCGATAGGCTCCGGCTAGGGCCGCTTTGATTTGCACGGCCCCTAGTCCTGTCCCGGTCGCGTACTGCGACGCCGTAATGCCAACACGAAATGTGCGAGGAATGCTTCGTACCCCTGAATCGGCGCGGCGCGAGCCGCATGCCATAGGGCACAGAGCGTCCGTACGAGCACAGACCGCTTCACAGAGTTTTGCTTTGCTCGCTTGGGAGCACTTGAGTCCGCGGTTGCGCGGGACCCTCTGCTTCTTCTTGTTGGTTTTCTTGACGTTGGTCGGCCGGCCGCCGACCATCTGAAGGTTCTTACTTTTCTTCGGCATTTTCTAACGAAATGAATTTTGCTAATTGGCTATTATCAGATGTGTGTTTATTTGTATATTGCGATGTATTCCTTATTTATCTTAGTATTAAAGTGGATAAGCTCTCGATGTTGTAGATGTCTATCCCCTCGGCCCTAGGCTGGTCCCATCCTAGTGTGATTGAGTCGTATGTGTTCTCGAGTGCGATCTGTTCATCGGGGGATATGTCGAATGCGGCATAGAAGGAAGCACGCGCTTCCTCCGTTGGCGTGGTGCGCTTGGTCTCAATACCGCGGCTCAAATGCGCCATGCCGGACTCCAGGTTCTTAACCCTTCCTCCGACGTGCATCATGCCGTAAAACGCACCAAACACGGGCAAGTTGCCCGCGAGGGCCATCCCACACATGCCGATGCTTGTGCAGAGTGACCGCCACTCCCCCTCCGTGTCGAACCGCTTGACGGAAACGAGGTCCTTATCTAGGACGAAATGTGGGTCACGACACATGACCCACTGATTCCCATCATAGACTGGCTGGGCTTGGCAAAACGATATCTTTTCAAATTCGTCCGTTCTGCCTTCTAGCTTAAGTTCAAAGCCCATATTGTCAAACCAGTCCACA